TTAGCTGAAACGGCCAGTAACAGATGCCATTTCTTCAGCGATAATCTGCAGAGCTGATTTGTCAGTCAGGGTCAAATCATCCATTCTGGCGCGGTAGAATCGGCCGGCGAATGCAGCTGCATCAGCGCGGTCAGAGCCTACGCCGTTGTAAGTGATGGCGCTGGATGGATAGGCGACTTTTGCTACGAACGTCCCCTCGTATACCAGTACACCATCCAGGTAAATCATCCCTTTCTGTTGCGTTCCATCTGACGACTCGACATAGCGAACGCTCAGACAATGCAGGTTTCCGTCAACCAGCCCGCTAAGATACGACAGGATGGAGTAGTTCACCCCGCGAACGCTGACGGTTAGCGCTGTAATCACCCCGGAGGTAATGGTGGGGAACACCTGCAGAAGGCGGTTTGCAGTCGTCGCATAAGTGGTCGCTGCAATGCCCACGATAACGTTATTGAAGCCCTCGTTACCGGCATTTGCTGGGTTAACCTTCAGCCAGAACGTATGCATGTAATCCCGCATAGCTGCCGTCGGGATAAATCCATTCGGCATTTTGAAGTATTGCCGGGATGATTTATCGAAAATCATTCCCCCGGTAGTCGCATCATAAACCAGTGAGACTGTGCCTACAGTGGCTGGATCAACCACATTACACAGGTTTTTCAATGTTGAACCTGAAGGAAGGTTTTGTTCACCACCGGACCAGTTACTTTTGACGTCAATCATGCCCAGCGTGCCGGCGTTAATAGAAGGCCAGTTATACATAACTTCACCTGTCGGGACAGATGTCCCGGTTAAGATCTGGCAGAGAGTCATAATACCCATCCTTTATTTTTGAAAAATTGATAGTTGAACTCAGCATTAACCTCCGCACCGATATAAAGCGCGTCGCTTTTTAATACCTGAGATGGATGCAGAGCGTCGGTACGCAATGACGTTGGGGTTGTGTCATTCTCAATATCAGCTACGTCCTGTGCAGATGCCGGGTTGTAGTGATTTTTGAAGTTTTGCAGTAAATCTACGTCATCAATCTGGACATAATTTTCAGGGCATAAATCTCTGGCTTCTTGATTAATCCTGTGGATTCGTTGATATCCGTCGGTTCCACGAATCTCGCTAGCCTGCGTAAACTGCGGCATGTAGGCAAATCGAATGCCGCGAGGCTTGAGGTAGCACACAAAGCTTTTAAGATCGTTGATAACCTCCCACCAGAGCGTCGTATTGTTTCGACCACACGTCAGCAACACAATAGCCTCGTCATGCAGGTCATATCGAGTTCCTGCCGCAACAGAACCCACGACCGTTGAGGTGGTGTACGGATAAACAAACAGGGGGAGCAGAGCGGGAACATTGACAGCTTCACCTGCAACATCGCGGGTAAAATAGGCCTGTGTGCCAGACCAGTTGAAGGTACCGTCGACGCCTGCGAGGCTGCACTTAATACCCGTCATGGCGCCGTTCGATGCAGAAGCAGCTGGGCCCGGAAGATTTGGCAGGAGGTTTACTGAGCCGCTGGCGGGAATTACACCACCATCAGGCATGCAGTGGAATGGCGCACCTCCCTGCCGCGCCACGACAGCTGTCGAGCGTAATCCTGACTTCCCAAAATTATACGTCGTTAATCCTGTAAGCTCGTGAAGTTTGTTCATCATCACGGGCTGTTCCATGAACGAATCACCCCAGCCAACAAGGATATTTCGTGAAATTAGGGGGCGAATAATACCGGCCTTATCCAGAAAATAACGACCGCCAGGAACATTATCATTACGATCTGATTCCCACGTAAGCAGCCCATCGTTATCAATGAATGGATTGGTTTCATTAGCCGTTCCGTCTGTGATTTGTATCAGGGCGGAGGTTTCTTTATTTAGTGCAAAAACCTGACTTTTCCCACCGACTGTTTGCACGTAGGGGATCAGAGTTGAGGCACCGGAGTTAATGGTTTCACTGATATCAACACCTTTAACCATGAGCGTATCAGTTTCTACCGATTTGAATTTATGGGGGACTAGATGATGACGGACCGAGTCCTTAACGTAGCTAAGGATATTCCCATCGCTATCACATACGATATCCTCGTATCCCGCTGCTGCCCATTCTTCAAGCCTGCCGCCACGTTTAAACAGTGAAGAGTCAGTAAACTGTACAGCATCTTTCAACTCAAATTTTTGAGCTGATAGAGAGCTGGCATCAACAGGAAGGAAAAATTTTTGTACCCCATCACGAATGCAGCGGAGTATGTTGTAGTCCTGATCAAGTAAAATATCCTTGTCCTTAATACCTTCAAACTGACCACCAGCTGCGAAAGCAGATGGGGCCAGGAAAGTGCTGGACTGTGCCAAACCAAGTAGATTTTCCGATAAAACAGCCGGTGGGATAGCATTCGGGTCTATCTCAACGCCAGAAATAACTAACTTATCCCCGGTTATCTCTTTTGACCACGTTGGGAGAAAAAACATCATTTTCCCATCACGTATGCAACGAATAATATTTTTATCTTTATCCGTAAGAATATAAATATCGGTTACCCCTTCATGCTGCGTTCCGGGTACACCTGTTTTGATGAACTCAGAGCTTTCCATTAAAGGGATAAGTTTTTTGTACGGCTCTACGGCATTCACGATTTCCTGTTTGTCAGGAATAATTCTTCCTGTCGCGGTTATAACACCAGATAAATTTATATATTCAACAGCAACATCTGATTCATCTGATTCTCTGGCAAAGCAGTAACCATTTACCGGGATTGTGCCATTATCTGCAGCTGCTTGTGCAGCATCAGTCGTAGGGTAGATAAGTAAAGAGCCTAAAACATGAGCAATTTGTTGTTCCACAAACTGTCGGGAAAGCATAGATCGACCGGTGGCCATTATCACGCCACCGTTATTTTTATATTCATCTGCAAGACCCGAATCAGAAGGATCCCTTACCCAGAAATAACCGCCATCAAGGATATTACCGGCAGCGATATCAATAATCGCTGTTTCCTCACTGGAATAGAGTCGAATGTTGTTATTTATTGAACCCTGTCCGATTAAGGATGTATCAGGAACGGCCACTCCGTTATCGTTCAGGTAATATTTGAACGCGAGGGTATCACCCACACCCATTGATACCCTGAATAGTTTACCGGCGGGTGTATTTGTGGTCCCAGCTATGGTGCCATCCGGGTCATCTTCTGATTTAAAGAAGGTGTACTCCCTGAAATCACTCATTGAAACCAGCTGATTTCTTAACCAGCGGGTCCTGCAGGCCAGTTGGAACGCCTGAAGATTGGCGTAGGATATTTCTCCATCCAGTGAAATAGCCTCAGCAGGAGTATCATTTTCAAGTCGAAAAATTTCTTCAAAGAGGGATTTTTCATTTAAGGAAGCCATTATTTACCCCCTGTCGGTACGACCGGCCAGTCAATGTTCTCAGCATCGGAAATATCAAGTCGATAAAGAGCCAGGCGGTAAGCTTTCCACTCATTAAGACGCGTTACTTCATCGTCTGACGCCATAGCGAGATCGACAGCATCCTGCAGAGGCAAAATCTCGCTATCTGCTTTGGCGCGTAGCTCAGTAAGTTTCCTGTTCGCCTGTTCACGGTAATTAACTACCGGCTCAGAGAGATAAGGCACTTCTGAACCATTCGGAGTGATCACTTTACCGGCGGCCTGGCCTTCAATAAGTCCCTGATACTGACTCAACGATAATACAATCGCATCAGGCGGGAGATGTGCGCCATAGAGTTCACCATCCGGGTAAAGGCCATTTGTTGAAGGGGAATAATAAATCGTCATCTTAATACCCCAGTGCAATATAGTTATAAGAAACGCCTGCGCCGCTGGCAATACCAGATGCACTGGATGAATATAAGGTAACAGTAGTCAGATTGACGGAAATACCACCAAATCCAGAAGGCGTTGCACCTGCATTATTCGTCATGAAAGCACACATAGCCTGAACCGGAAATGCCGCCGGTAATGTGACCGTCACGTTACCTTCACTGGTTGTTGACCCCTGACCCCAGTTAATAATTAACGTTCGTTTCACGCCTCCGACAATTACAGGAAGGCGTATATAACCTGTCGTTCCAAAACTGCCGGTACATGTAAACAGCGACTGGAGAGCGCTTAACAGCTGTCCTGAAGTTTCTTCAGCCGGGACTACGCCGGCGGCGGTGAGCACGGCAATAATTTCCTGCTGAACTGAGCGGGTCGCGCCCTGAATATCGTTGAGCCAGTCAGGCGTGACGATTGTACCCTTAGTACCGGTAAGCTGGTTTCCTCCATGGAACTGGCCGTCATCGGTACCGATGGGATCAATTAGTGGTTTCATATTTCCTCACTGGTAACCCACAGTGTAATCAAGCGTTCCGTCGTATACCCAGGAGCCGTCGAAGAATGGCCCTGTAGAACGGCGGCGATAAGTAAAAATGCAAAGTGTGTGCGCTGGCTTTAAATCGTTGAACCAGGTTTCAATAACAGAGTCACCGTATTCCTCGAGGGATTCACCGGCATATGATTCACCCGCACGAAACAGATAAGAAGGAATTTCCGAACCAATAATATTTATCTGCCAGACCCAGATAATATCTTCTTCATAAAGGTAATCACCCGCACGTCCCTGACCGGCACGGAATGGATCAAGCTCATCAATGGTGATGGTGTAACCAATAGACCCTGCCAGACGAATGAAATACTCACGACTCAGACCGCCAGTTTCAGACAGTTTGATAAGTACTGACTCAAGCCTTTTCTGCCATGAATCATCACTATCTGGTGTTAATCCAAGAACCCGCTCCCAGTCAGTTAACAGGTCACCGGAAAATATAGGCGTGACGCCACCTAATACATTGCCTGCTGTGGCATCCGTTTTATCAAATACGTTTCCCTCGGCGGTTAATTCTGCATTAAGAGATAGCTGGGTGGTATCGTAAGCCACCGGAGGAAGAAGCATTGCCAGTAAATCACGCCGGGATGTCATAATGGTACAACCTCCAGCGTTCCCTCACGAATCCATTCCACGACTGAGTCATCTACCACAGGCAACACATTACCTGCAGGTGATGACATATTACGGTCAATAACTCCGTTTACCTGAGAAACAATCATTTCAGCCTGAGATTTAATAAATGCTTCTCCGGGGGCCAGTCGGGCTATGTAGTCGGTAAGCGCAGCAATAATATTTTCGGAGGCTTCGGCAAAGGTCACGCCGGAAACTGAAACCCCAACAGAGATATCGACGGTTTTAAATGTAGGGGCCAGCACCAGGCAATCTTTAGCTGTAACAGGACGCTGATCGTCAATATAGGCCTGCACTGCTGTTATTATCTCAGCAGAGGGAGCACCATCAGATGAGGTAATGACAACATCAACAGTTCCCAGCCCGCGCCGTAGCGGATATACATAGGCAGCAGTCACACCATCAACGTTCATTGCCCAGCGGCGATAATCATACTTATTTCCGCCTGCAGGTGGACGACGAATAATATCCAGCAAACGGGCCAACAGTTCAGTATCAAGTTCCTGGTCAGTCCCGCCGGACATAACACCGATAACTACGGTGCTGTCGAATCCCGTCGGTGTGCTGGTAAACGTACCCGAAGTGATGGCCGTGGTATTACCAGCAGCGCCGGCAGTGGAATAGCTTGCCGCTACCGTACCGTTACCGTCGCTATCAAGCGTCACTGCGGCCGTGGTGGTATACGTCAGGCTACCGCGCGTCACACTGTAGCCCGCCGCTGCCGTCGCGCCGGGTTCGCCGGTGACCGTAAGGGTACCGCTGGCCGTGGTGGCCGACTTGCGATACAAGCCGCGCGTACGGGCATGCCATTCGAGAAATTCAGTATCGGCCGTGTCAGCAAATATCTGACGAACGATCCATCCCTGATATTGATAAATACCTGTGGCAACGCTGGCCACCGCACTGGCACGAATATATAAATCGCTGTCAACGCCAATATCTGCATCGGTATTCAGGTTCTTTAATATCGCGCAGAATATCGTTTCGGATTTCGTCGAACGTCGGCGTGACAAACGGCATTAAATAACCCTCACAAAATGCTTCAAGGGACGGTAATACCATCGGCCTGAATGACGGTGATCAATAAAAGGAGCCAGCCCGGCTCCCCCTGAAAGGTTTCTACTGTGATGCTTTTTGCTCGGCCATCAGTATCAGCCGTCAGCGGTGCCAGCGCCTCTTCAGCATACTGGCGAGCGAGTTTATGTACGCGGGTTACATCTTTCTCTCTCCTCAGAAGATGAAGCTTTGAACCGACATCCGGCTGCGCCCACCATGAGCCGAGCGGGATGGTCAGACGCAGATACACTGCGTTTGCCAGAGTGCTGGTACTCGTGCCGGCGTAGTCGCCGGTTGTCGGGTCTAATAGTCTGTCCACGCTGCCATGATGACAGAGTGGACTGGTATGAATAAGTTGAAGGGCTTCAGTGGGTCTGGCGGGGGTTACATCTGCTGGTTCGGTTTATCCGTGATGCCGGCATCACCGCCATGATCGTGGTCATGGTCATCATAGGTCTCGCGCATCTGATCGAGCGTCGATTTACCATCGGATAGCTGGTCGCTGGCTTTCAGTAATGGCGTCTCAAAGGTCGCACCGGCTGACGCCGTAACGCCATAATCCTCAGTTTCAACGGTGTATTTTTTGGTTTTAACAAGGTACTCATCACAATCCACTTCGACGATTCGGCCCTTTTTGATATGCACAAAAGCACCTTCATCAGAGTAGATGGCCACTTCACCGCTGGCCACCTGCAAACGGTATGCACCGTTCTCGGTGGCGATGATGATGGCATGCGAGGTCTGGCCACCGATGGGAAGCACGATACACTGAGTGCCGGCAGGCGGGCAACTGGTAAACCCGAAGTGCTGGAACAGTTCGGCGTCCTGCAGCTGCTCGCCGGCCAGCCCTTTAAGCTGCACCTGCTGGATGGTTAAATCGCTTTTAACGCGGGTTAAACGTCCCCGGAAAGCAAGGCGAATACCGCGCAGCGCAGAGCGGATACGTAAATCAACCTGGTTCCACATCGACTATCCCCAGTTCCTGTTTTTTCTTACGGCGACCTTTACGGGCTTTTTTCTTCTTCGACCACGCATCGGGGATCCAGACACCATCTTCTTTCAGCCGCAGCGTGGTCACCGCGCCGCCCGGGCGTCCACCGGTAAACTCCCGGCCCATAAGAAAATAGATGGCATCGATACCGTGCGGTTCGCTGATGACGTGGATGCGCTGCCCTGGCTCCCATAACACGCCGTCGCTGGTCCGGTGACCCTGAACCCGGGCAATCAGGGAATAACCCTCCAGTCGGGCATCGGCCATCATTTTGCGCGCGCGATAGCGAACCTGTTCAAGGTCATCGGCATCGTGCATGACGACCACCTGCGGCCGGTAATACGTGACGGTTGGATCCTCCACAACAAACTGCAGACCATGCTGACCGGTCTCGGGAAGGCCCGTATCCAGTTCAGTTTCGGTGGTATCAGTATCCCCGGACACCGTCAGTGAGTCTGAGCTGCTGACGTCGATAATCCCCAGCTCTTTTTTGTTGTTCGTTGAGTGTGCATGCCCCTGCGCCAGCACCGTCAGACGGGAAAAACTGCGCTCCATGCTGCTTTCATCGGTGAGACTGAGCAGGTTATTTCCCTCGCCGGAACGGCGCATCACCAGCGTGGCCACCGGCGCAGCCGTATAATCCGGGCCACCGATGACCAGCGTACCGTCAGGCCGGAACCACGGCCAGAGCCCGCGACCGGCACAGGCCCTCAGCAGGATATCCCATGCCCGCTCGCCCGGTTCGGTGGTGATTTTGTCATTGCGGATCGAACTCTCGGCGTGCAGCTCGATGTTTTTGATACCCAGCGGCCGCACGACCTGGGCGATAACCTCTTCCAGGCTGGCCTGACGGCTTGTCAGCAACGGGGATGCACAGTCCACCAGGATGGCCGCACCGTCACGGCCGGTGACGGACAGCGATACCTGATCCCGGCTGACGGTACGGGAAACCCGGTCTATGCGCCCGGACATTACAACATCCGGCCCGACGCGAACCTGAACAGGAACACCTCGCGCCACACCTTCTGGAAAGATGCCATCGGGCAGACCGAGACGCATCGACCAGGCATCGGCGGGGATAAGAAAGTCGCTGTCGATACCGTAGCCGGACCAGTCGGAATGCACCTTCCCACCGACGATGACCGACACTTTGTCCAGGTCATTATCCTGGGCTGTCTGTTTATTCTGCGTAGCCATTCAGGACGTCTCCCGCGATGATGTTATTGGGGTCACGAAGGGACGGATTAAGGAGCTTAAGCTCAGTGGCCCGGCTGTAATCGCCATACCACAGGTGGGCAAGCAGATGCAGATTCGCGGCACTGGCCACCGTGCGCTGAATCAGTGGAGGTCTGGCCTGAATCAGTGCCGTGGCCATCGACTGCAGGGAAAGCGCGGTATCACGAAGGCCATTAATAACCGGCTCATATTCCAGCGCGATCGACGTCGTTGAGCTGCTCACGGTCTCCATCTCAGCGGCCCAGGTACTGCGCACGCTGTCGATGGCATTCTGTACTGCCCGGCGGGCATCACCGGTGATAAGACTGATATCATCGGGGCTTAACGCAGCGGTGACGGTCTCATCGCTCAGAAGGTCAGCCGCCTGCTGCGACAACTCAAGGGCGACCGCCAGCTGTGTCATGGCAATCAGTTCACGGATATCGGTGGCGGTTACGTTTGCCGGCATTTCAACGGAAGCCGTCGCATCGCCATTGACAAGACTTGCCGGCAGTACGGCCACTTCATCGGCCAGGGTTTTCACCGCTGACCAGTCAGCAAGGACGACGGACGGAACGGAAGCATAGACAGCAGAGTCCGAGCTGATGGAACTGGTCGCTGCCGAGCTCTGCAGGCTCAGCGCAGACTGAAGGTCAGTCATAAAGGCTGCCGGGGAAATTGACAAAATCAGTCGTGCTGCTGATAAAACCTGTGATTTCACTCCTGAGAATGGCCGCCATGTTCAGCGCTGTGACACCCAGCGCTTTGGGCGCGGGCCATATACTGACGCGCCGTTCTCAGCGGCTTCATGGCGTTATCCAGTAACGTGGCGGTACTGTCGAGGATTTCCTGGGCCTGGTTGAAAATGGCATCTGCCTGACTGAGTGGCCATTCGCGTACGAAGAACTTCACATCCAGACCTGACTGCAGGAACTGCAGATCAACAGTACAGTAGTCAGGCGTCTCCGCGTCGTGGTTTACCTGATAGACATAGCACAGCATATCCGGCATGGAGCCAAACACAGGATGAATAAGCTCGCCCGAGCCGCGCACGTCCAGTGCGGCAATGAACGCCTGCAGCCGGCTTTCATAGTCGTCGCCAAAGAAGACCGCCTGACACTGCAGGCTGCGTGGTTTACCGCCGAGGTCGTCAATATTGGCCCCGTTGCGATACGGGTATTCATGCTGGGCGATATCACGCTGCACGCTGTCACGCGTGGTGATGATATCGAAGGCGACGCCCCGGAAGCTGGCGTCCTGCAGATCTGTTTCCCATGCCATCAGTGCGGTCCTCCCTGTGGGCCACGGGCGGCTGACTGGCCATTGACTTCATTCACAGCCTCAGCAATAACCCGGCCGTCCAGTTCAAGTTTGGTGGTGATATTGATGGGCGGCTGCTGTGACGGCGTCCGGGCGAACGGTGGCACCGGGGTAGCCGTTTGCTGATTCAGGCACGCGGATGTTTGAAGGGGAAGCCCACCACGATTTGACCTCATCCCAGGCATCCATCAGACCCGGCCGGGATTTGAGCGCATCCAGCATTCGCGCTTGCTCGTTAGGGTAATTTCCTTTTTCCAGCCGCCCGCGGGCCTCGGCATCACCACGACTGACTTGCATAAGAGGTACGGCTTCCGCTCCCTGCCAAACAGCAAAGGGAGCCAGCACGCGACCAAGGCCAAGACGACCGGCCCAGCCTGGAATACGGGTCGCAGTGGCCGCAGCAGTGCCTGCACCAGCTGCCGTGGTTCCTGCAGCAGTTGCAGCTGCGCCAGCAGAGGAAAGGAACTTGATACCAGCAAACGCCCACGCGGCAGCAGTCATAGCCTTAATGGCCGTTTCAGCACCAGCCAGGGCCTTTGTCAGTCCTGGATATGCGCCGGCGTAGTCATTGAGTTCACCAGAAAGTTTTCCCAGCACATCAGACAGTGGCTGGATCGAGTCCATCTGCGCAAAGTCCCGGGTATTGTTGAGCTGGTTTACTTTATAGAGATTTGTCCCCTGAATCAGATCAAAATTTCGCTCACCGGCCGTTTGTAATTCGGGGAGTGTCCGTTGTGCATTGGCGTCATCTCGTACGCCATATGCATATTTTCTATTGCCGCGATAGGCAATAAGGGCCATTAGCGCTTCACGATCAGCAATAATCTGACCAACTGCAGAACCTTGAAGTATTTGAAGCTGAGAGTCCATTATGCGAAGTCGCGATGGGTCATCTGGGGTATTTTTCAATTGCTTTTCAAGTTTCTGATAACCAGGATTCTGAGCCACAATCTTGTCAACAATTGCGCTAAAAGCATCAAGAGCGTTCATACCCTTACCCTGAGCAGCAGCCAATGAACCAGGAAGGTCAATACCCTTACCATTGATTTTGATTCTGGCAGCGGCATTAGATGCATCCTGGCTACTAATTTTCCCCAGTAGATTGATAACGTTGTTACCAGCTTTATCACTAGTCCCTGCAGTGATAGCTGATGCCTGATTGAGACCAAGGAGAGTTGCAAAGTCATCAAGCCCCTTCATCCCAATGCTACTGGCATTTGCTAACTGCTCGGGTAAATATTTGGCCATATCGGCAAGTTCAAATGACCCAGCCTGACCAGCACTAATCGCCATATTAAGAGCTTTCGGTATATCACTATCTTTGAGACCGAAAGTTTGTTTTAGTCGGATAGCAATCATTGCAAGGTCTTTAGAATCAGCACCTGTTGCGGTCGAATATTTTTGCAACATAGGTAACAGACTTTCGGCTGAATTATATTCAACAGCCCCAGAGGCTAAGAGCGCGTCGAGCGTATTTGCAGCTGTTTCTTTATTACCACCTCCCACAGCAACAGACCTACGAATAAGCTGATCCATAGAACGCATACCAGCCCTACGTCCAGCAGTGTTTTGTTCTGCAAATGCCGTATTCGCCATGCTGGCAAGACGTTGCTCATAAGTCATCTGGTTACGCACCGAGGGGGCGACGATGGCCCCCGCTGCTGCGATGCCGCCGGCGAACGCTGTGACATTGCCACCCCACATACGGGCACGTTCCATGCGTGACATTGACTGACCGGCACCATTAAGTTCGGTGCGCAGCTGCGCGACCTGGTTCGTCATTGCGCGAAACGCGCGGGTCTGTTCGTTAGCGGTAAGGGTACCGGTACGCAGGAGACGGTTATATGCAGCCTGCGTTTGCGCTATCTCGCGCTGGATGTCACGTTCTGAGCGGATCCCCAGCACAGACCGGGCATTGGCTGCCCGCTGATATTCCTGCTGCAGGGTTCGGGATGCACGGATGCCGCTCTGTGCCGACTGCTCACGTACGCGCGCGGCTTCTTCTTCGGCTTTTTTATTGGCATTGGTCTGCTTCAGGACGTCAGCCAGCGTCTGGCGCAGTACCTTAGATCCCTGGTCTTTTGCCAGCAGGGTCATGGCAAGCTGTAGAGAACGCATTTACCTTTTCCCCTTTTTTCTTCTGCGAGATTTAACGTGAGGTACACGGGCTGCCGGCTTCCTGCCATGCAACCCGTCGAGGTCATCCAGCCAGCTGGTCAGCTCGCTGACGGTCATTCCTTCGATGCGGTCTCCGCTGATGCCGAATCGTCCGAGGATGAGGGTGGCTCGTCGGAGCCCTGAGAGACCGGCGGTACGCGCATCCGCTTTTTTTTAAGTCCGCTCAGCTCTGCATCCAGCAGATCCATATCTTCATCCGTCAACCCGTCCAGCAGAAGTTCTGCAGTGATAGCCTCTTTTGGCAGATCGCCAAGTGACTCGATGACTTCAGCCATTAGCGCTGCACGGTAATACATGGAAGCTGCAGGAGAATCCGATTCCCCCATAGCCTCTGTCGTCGCCGCCAGCGCCGCAATGGTATGGCGAATTACCGGGACCGCCACGGTGTAGTCATAATGAATGACGTCGCCGTGAGGTATGCCGTACAGCAGTTGTCCTGATGCTTTCATTAGCCTTGTACCTTACGCAGTGACTGTACTGTGATATCGCGGCGGGCTTCGTTATCCACGCTGTACTGTTCGCCGGTCTGAGTGGTGAAGCAGTCCAGATAGCTATACAGCGGGTTTCCGTCCATATCCATGGTGGTCAGTTTGGCTCCGACCATTTCATCCCAGTCCGGCTGAGCAACGTTTTTCGGGATGACGACGGTGATCTGCAATGAATGCTCTGCGATACCTTTCGAATAGCCTTTGGCGCGGCCGGTCCGGTTCATGGTTTTCACCAGCTTGCGCCCGGTGTTCGTCTGGGGACGAATATCGGTAACCTCAATCTCCTGGCCGTCCACGTACAGAACGATTGAGCCGACGTATTCTTCAAGTGCCATTTACATGCTCTCCTTACAGAAGCAAATCGATGCGACCGGCGAAGACGTGGAGACCGTTCACCACATCCGACGGAATACGGGCATTCAGGCGGTTAACATCCTGGCTGTCACGCTCGACGATCAGCGCGTCCTTATTGACGTCAACTTCCTCAATGATTTCCAGCTCTTCCAGCTTCAGCAGCACGTCATAGAGTTCGCTGCGGACCAGTGGAGGCGTACGCGTAGAGAGCTTTTCACGCGGGAAGCGCAGCGCAATTCGCTCGCGGCAGGCTTTACGCACGTAATCCAGGGTACGGATGGTCGTCAGGTCCAGCAGAGACACATCATCGACGCCGCTGGCATTACGGGTATAGGTCGTGATAGCGCGGACGATCTGCACCGTCTCGCCGGAACCCACTTCAAACGGAGTCAGGCCGTTATGTAGCGCGTTTTCCTGCTCGGTTCGTCCCGGGCGGCTGGCTAGGTCCGTCACATCCAGCGCCAGTGTCAGGGTGTTCAGCGGTCGGGCCGGGTCTTCTTCACTGGCAATACGTGCGCCATATGCCGCCGCAATTTCTGCCGGCAGCATAACGGAACCGTTATGCCAGCCCACCGTAATTCGCCCGCTGTTGATTTGTGATGCCAGAGTGGTACCGGCGGCAAGCGTACCCGGCCAGCCGGCGACGCCCACCGCGCCGCGTTGCTCCATCGGGCCGGAAACAAAATCCAGATGGGTACGCAGTGCTGTCAGCGTGGTCTGGGTGCAGAACGGGCTGACGATGATGTTGTGGCCTGCAGCCACGACGTTCGCCAGCGCCGGTGCGATATCCGGGTCAGCGGCCCCGCTGGTCATTCCAACGACGGCAGTCGTCGTACCGGATGCAGTGGTCTGCGCACGCAGGCGGATATCGTTGCCGGCCGCACCTTTGTTCTTCGCGGTCAGGGTCAGGACACCAGCTAACACTGCGGCAGTAACGGGCAGCTCCGGCTGATTATCGATCGCAGTTTTCATCGCTGCAGCGATTTCAGTTGCGGTATCTGCCGCACTGACGGCCACATCCACGCGGGTATTACCGATCCACAGACTGACCACACCCTGCGAACTGGCAGGCCCGGTGATGGTCAGCGTACCAGCAGCGGCAATCCCGGCGCTGGCATCACTGACACCGATAACGGTCAGATCGAGGTAGGAATAGGTATTGATGGCAGCTACCACCATCAGATGCGCAATGGAGCCGTAACCGAAGTACACTGCGGCTTCATCGCCGCTGAATACACTGGTGGCCACAAGCGGTTCAAGGCTGCCGCTGGCGAGCATCGGGGCGACAATCAACACTTTTTGCGCATTCGCCGGCAACGTGCGGACAGCAAGTTTCGTATTGAACTCAAAATACTGCCCCGGTTTGCGGATGCTCGACGGGATGTTGTCGAAAGAAATATTCGGGCTGGACATTATTTGGTTCCTTTGCCGGTCGTTGCTGCAGCGGCCGTAACATCAACGGTCGCATCTGTCACCTTCACCAGGTCGCCCTCATTCAGACGCCGCAGATAGTAGGTGCTTTCAGGAACCTCAACCGGTTCCTGCTCGATGTACCGGCGGGCGTTATCCTCGCGCGGTACCCGGATCCCTTCACGGGCTTTCACTTTCATGATGAATAATATCCTCAGCAGCGAACGGCTCCTGGCCGTTCAGGAAATACCGCAAATCAGTGGTCAGCCAGGCCGGGTCATCCGGGCTGTGCGCACCGCCATATTCGCCAAAAATCAGGTCAGGATGACCGGATGGCAGGTCGGCGGGAGCCAGCGGGAAGCGACCGTTCTCCAGTGATTCCGAATCAAAGCGGGTGTCGAACTCGCAGGCAAAAACAGACATTGCCGCCGCTTTTACCTGCGTGTTAAACAGGGTTCGCACCTTGCCAGGCATCAGATGCTCAATCGGTAATCCCAGGTCCTGCCGTGCCAACAGCCGGCGGATGGCGTAAACAAGCTGGTAGGAGCCGACCTCGTTGAATGACGGTCCACCGTGGCGGGTAGCCTGATCACTGCGCACGCTTCGCGCTCCGGCGAGGACCACAAAGCGCCCGGTATCCCGCCACTTATTACGGGCGGTACTCAGCAGTTCTGAACCCTGTATACCGCCAAAAGTGACCCAGACGCCCGGAATCTGGCGAATGACATCAGCAGGATCGCCATCGAGTTCGCCACTGTAGGAACGCACCTCGCGGACCAGTTTGCCGAGCCCCCGGGTGAGCCTGTCGATAATGGCGGATTCGATTTGCGTGATAATCAAAATGCACCCCCATCCGTTTCACTGCGCCCGAAAACCCGGCCAGCCGAGGAAAAGCGGGAAACACTCCCACCCTGAGCGACTGAACCATCCGGGAGACGGCCCAGCGTGATGCGGCCATCAGCCACACGCTCCAGATACCTGATTGCGTCTTCATAACGTTGACGTATCTCCTCTGTGTTCTGCGTCTCTGCGCCGGTGAGTTCGTACCGGGCGATATCGCAACACTTACCCGTCAGGATCCCGGGCGTATCAGTCCATGGCACCGGATAACGGCCAGCGAGATAACTGTCGATGGTGGCGGTGGCCCGCTCAAGGCCACCGTTCAGCACGTCGTCATTAATCTCACCGGTAAAATCACGATCGGAAAGCGCGATACATTCCGTTTCACCAAACTGCCTGACCATATCGTCCCGGGTTGCGTACATAGCTGGCTCCGCTTACTTTTTCGCTTTAGGCGAAGACTCAGCCACCGCCTCGTAATCAGAGGCGCTATCCTTGACCTCTGGTGACTGGCCTGTTGTCTGAAGTGTCAGCGCTGTCGTGTCATCAGCGGCGTTATCACTTGCCGCCGGTGACTGACTCGCTTTCTGTAGCTCCAGCGTAACCAGCAGAAGGTCGCGTTCTGAGGTCACTTCCTTAAGCTGGACCTCCAGCTCCTGAATACGAGCCTGTGCGTTTTTCAGCTTGTCGTCATCGCCGCTGACCGCGCCGAGATGGACAACCAGTGCCGGTTCAGCACGCAGAATGGCGATCTGCTCATCAGTAAAACTGCCATCAGGCCAGGTTACCGGCACGTCACGGTGTGCCACACCGCAGCGACGGAAACCGTCGCGCTTGGAGGTAATCGTAATGTCAGGCATTTATGCATCCACCCCGGTTGAACCAAAAGCCATCTGCCAGAAGCCATAACCGCCGTTGGAGCGGGCCTCGGCACCAAATTTGTACTTCTTCATCAGGAAAACGTCGTCGCTGTCCATATTGGTCTGCTCGACGAATACCGGCTTTTTACGCTCCTGATAGACCAGCGGTTTCACCGTCTGGGTGTTGTCAAACAGATACCACTCGGTATCGGTTGCCAGCCCCGGCCACACCAGGACTTTCGCTGTCCCTTTGTAGATGTTTGGTGTGTTATCCGGGAAACGATCGGCGGTCATCAGATAGTTGGCGGTATCTTCCAGCGCCGGCGGGACAACCAGCAGACCCGGGCGGATACGCAGGTTTTCACCTTCGTCATCCTTGAAGTCACGCATCGCTGAACGGGCTGCACCGTAAGATGCCTGGGCTGCGGCGAACGATGCGGCAGACAGCGCTTTCGTGCCTTTGTTGGACGCCACGCCACCACCGACCGGGTGATCCGTATCGAAGAAGTACTGGCCGTCATAACAGAAGTTGGTGAAACCACCGCTCAGCAGCCGGCCGATAATATCGGCTGGCAGTTCTGCGGCAGACTGGCCAGCACCCTGAGCCTGCTGTGCATAACCCAGCATGGTGTCGTCTTCGATATCGTTACGATCGACCTCAATGGTCGCTTCCCAGTCTTTGTTACGGATGGTGTAGCTGAAGCCTTCCAGGGCTCTCACCACTTTTTCGCCAACCCATTCACGCATTTTCGGGAAACGCGACAACCAGGCGTAGTTCTCTTCCTTGGTGCTGGACGGCACAACCATGGCAATCTGCTGCCAGTCGTTAGGGGTCTGATCAAACGCATTTTGAAAGGTCTTCTTAAGACCGATAAAAATGGTTTTCAGGTTCTGCTTGTTAACAATCACGGCTGTTCTCCTTAAATTTCAACCCAGACGCCATCGGACTCGACGGCAATAACGATACCGGCCACCGGTCGCGCATTGGTGTTGCTGGTTTTGGCTACGGTGATACTGTCCGCGACATAGCAGGTCTTACCGACTTCAGCCTGGGTTACAGCGTCCCCGGAGAAGTTGGCCAGTTTCCAGGCTTTACCGCGACGAACCATGACCGACGTCGCCCCGGCCGCACCGGCAGTGTTATCCGCGTACTCATCGGAAACGCCGAAAATGGTCAGGGAGGCGGTGGCTGCGGCAGGAACAGCCATACCACTGGCATTCAGGCCAACCATGTGCCCGCCATAAATCATTGTGGCCGCAGCCACAGGCGCGGCGACAAGCTCACCATTGCGCCAGGGGGTGTTACGATCAGACATTGCTGTTTCCCTCGATAAAATCTTTCGGATTAAGGCCCATCACGCTCAGTACGGCCGGATTCAGTTCATCATCCGGGGCATCGACTGCACGGGATGGCAGGCCAGCCGGCGGACGGCCACCGGTCTGCGTGGTGGTGAGCGCGGCGATACGCGGTTGCTTGCTCAGATGATCGCGGAGTTTGTCGGGGCTGGATTTGGCCAGCGCCTCCGCCCAGCCTTTTTGCGCTGGCAACAAACGGCCATCAGACAAGGCCGCCTGAATCAGCTCTGTGGACTGCTGCAGCGTCAGCTGGGCAATCTGCTCCTCACCTGAGGCCCGGGCCTGTTCAATCGCCTGATTCATGACATCAACGGATACCCAGAGAGCAGGATCCGGATTCTCAACCTGAGACGTCAGCGCAGCGACGCTGGCCTCAAGCCCGTTAATCCAGGCAAGACCAGCGGCAGCCTGACTGTCCGAAGCCTTAATTTTGTTAATGAGCTTCTGCAGCTCGTTGAGAATGTCGGCTTCGGTTGACGAAAGCGGCAGACCCAGGAACCAGCGGAGCTGTTCCAGCAATTCATCCATCGTTGTGTCCTCAGTTGAAGTGGCGGCGAGGAGGGAGGCAGCGGCAAGCATTGCCTCATCCATGCCGTCCAGGGCGGGCGTATTGGTCAGGGCCGCGTTAATTAACGTGGTGACCAGACCAGTCGCGTCGTAAAGAAAAACGGGGGAAATAAATTTGTATTCACCGGCATCGATAGCGGCAGCAGCGGCGTCAGTCCATTCAACATCCACGGCAAACAGGCCAACACCTTCACGCCACTCCAGCTTTTTAAACCAGCCCGAAGCCGGCGCGGGTAGCCCGTTCTTCGCTGAACGCAGGGTCTGGTGTTCGTAGTCGATGACATAGGGAGTCTGGCGGGCGTCAGCGGCGGCGATTAATGATGCCGCGATCGTGGCATCAATAAACCAGCCATCCGGGCATTCTGCCGGGCGGCCGTCGCCGGCACGGAAGGTACCGGCCGGCAACAGCTGGATCACGCCGCGATTTGCAGCGCTGATAACCTGTGAGAGTGACGCGATATGTGTTTTCATGACGCCGACAGTACAGGGAATATAGCGGCGTAATAAGTTGACGGGCTTCAGTGGGTATATAAAGGAAGAGAGTGCCGTTACATCATGTCACTCTGTCCCGCTGCAGGGCAATAGCGCTAAACGTTTTTAAACCGCTTTTAAAAACGCCTGAGCACCCTGTCAGGGTAGTTCCGTGAGGTGGCGAGCAAGATAACGCCCTGTGATGCGTTACAGAGCGTTTTCGGTTTTCAGGCTTTACCGGTAGATCTGGCTGAAATAATTCACCGATTTTTCTTCCATAGCGCTGACGTCGGATTCGGCCAGAAAAAGAAACGGGCGGGCTGGCATTTTAATCTCATATGCCGGGATGGTATTCCACTCTGCGTAATTAGCTTTACTCTTGCGGGCAAACTGATTGTTCAGGGTACCGTCCTTGTTCTGGCGATAGTACGCCTGCTGACTGCGGGCCGGGATGCTAATCTTTCCGCCAGACTGGTGAATGCCGGCATAGATGACATTGGTCCCGACGGTCGCCATATCGTTGTCGCTGTACTGAGCGATGCTCGAAGCCAGCCGACCAGATCGCTGCAGTATCTGACCTGGCCCCCGCCGCCTGGCATAACGTGGACTCCATCCGAGCCACTTAGGTCGGCCCTGTTGTTCGAAGTTCTCCTGGACGGCGTCCTCCATCATCCCGGCCAGCATTCGCATCAGTGGCGCACGATTCTCAAAGCTTCTGATGAGCTCGCCCAGAGAGCGCTCAAAGTCGGTGACGTCAAAAACGATTTCATAGGCCATTTAACGCGCCCTCCAGTATCGGTAATTCAGCCAGCGACTGCAGGGACGCCGGTGTCAGTTCTGCGCCACCGTCCGGTAACTGCAGCTCGTAACCTGCAGCGTTCTGCCCGGGAACGGCCCGCACCTGGTGGAGTGACTCGCCATTGCGGATGACATAAAGCAGATCGTCACCATCAGCCAGAACCGCTGCAGGCTGGCGCAGCTGTGCCGGCAACTGCTCCCAGAGCGGCCCGGGTGACTGTACCACCGCGCTGTCGGTCACCGTCATCACTGCGGCGTCGGGCATACGGCCACGACCAGAAAGCGCATCGAGTGTGCGGGTGCTGAGTGCGCCTGCATGACGGAAAGCACCGGCTGGCTCACGCAGCAGCGACTGATTCACGAAGCGGCGCATGTCTGACGTGATCGCGTCAAGCAGCTGCGGCTCCGAAAGTGTGTGCTGAACAGCCAGCGCGGCCATCTGTGGTGGTGATGTGGTTGAGCGGTCCATCAGTCTCTGACCGAGGCCAGCCAGCCAGCCCTGACCAGGATTGTGGCCAAAGCCGGCATCCGGGGTATACAGCTGACCGTTGTAACGAAACGCCTGCACCTCGCGGGTATCCTGCGGCCCCCATGCCTGCTGCACGGTTTCCAGATGCCCTTCGCTGGACCAGACAGTGATGCTCTTGCTGTCTATATCGCTTTGCGAACGAGCCCGGACGCGACAGCGGCATCCCCAGCCGTCGGGAGGGTAAGCAAACTGCCAGATGGGATCGTCATAGCGGGCCGTCAGCCCGTTCAGTGCTGCATGTGCGGGCCGTGTGCGCAGGTCCATGACCGCCACGCGTGTCCAGTACGGGCGGTCGGCGGCGTTCTCCATCTGCTGGGCGTAGCGGCCTGCACCGTAGGACGACTGCATATTGGTTTCAAAGATGGTGCGTAGCCGGCGCGGGGTTAACTGCTTGCCCTCCAGTACGCCATCCTCATCGGCGACCAGCTTCGCCTTATCGGCCAGCCAGCCTTTCTGCGTCAGCTTCTGCGTCATCTGCCGGCGGAACTGCTCGAGCGTCAGCCCATTGTCCAGCGAGTCCTGCAGGCCGGCACGCACGTCCTGCAGAATATCCTGGCGAAGGATGCCGGCGACGGTGAACGCCGTCGCGTGCGCCCGCGCCTCCACCTCATGCCAGTTAAAGCCTATGGTGTAACCTTTGGACTGGAAATACTCGATGGCCTGAGCAGGTTTCAGCCCGATCGCATAACTCAGATCAACGCTTTCAGGCATCGGAATTCAGCCGCCCCCATACATCGGAGACAAAGAGCGCCTGCTCCAGCAGGGTGACCAGCTCGCTGTCGTCCAGGTCAGGATAGCTGCCGGCGATGATATCCATGGCTTCATCCGGAAGTTTTCCGTCCTGCAACGCCGCAACCAGCGGCGCAATCAGCTTTTCCATTGCGGCCGCGATTTTCTCCGGTACCGGGCGCCCATTATCCAGCGCTTCCTGTGCCGGGTCTGACAGCTCTGCGGCGGTGGTCAGGGCAGCAATGCGCCGGAATCGCTGACTCAGAGCAACCGGGGACGTTGAGCTGGCCTGAGCGGGAGCCTCCAGTACCGCTTCATCTTTCTGGGGGACAGGAATACCCAGTTTCTTATGTACCCAGGATGCCGGAATACTTTTAACACCCGACTCAACCAGATTTTTAACACCCGTTGAAAAGGATGCGATCTCTTCAATATCCCGGGTATCAAATACAAATTTAGGCAGGCGACGGCGAGATATTTCATACCCGTTAATCCGAAGCAACATATCAATCATGCTACTGAAGAAGCCGTGCAGCTGCTTGGCATCCGAGACGAGGATATCGTGACGAACGTCGTTGTGGACATTGCCGAGCGCATTGGTTGAGGTCTTTCCATCGGCCTGACTGGTGAGGGTTGCCCCGAGGATCACTTTTGATTGTGTGCGCTCACACCAGTCCATCATCGCAACAAACGGGTCAGCCTGGCCGGATGCTGCCGATTTGAAGTCAATGTCGGTACCCTGTGGAATAATACCCGCCGCATTGTGGCCCAGGGTAACCAGCGCTTCGAAAAGCGCGTCTTTGTCCTGGTCCGTTGCGCCAGCCATGTACTTACCGACGCGCGCCGGCAGACCATAAATCTCCAGGAACTCCGCCAGATCGCGCACCGCAAAGTTCTTGAACAGGTACGGCCAGACCAGCACGCGATACAGACCCGACTGACCGGTAAAGCCGGTTTTCGCGTTATGCTTATGGACCATCCAGCCGAACGGCATCAGCTCTGCACCGTCGATGCTGCCATCATTCAGGCGGATATTATCGCCACGGTCAGGGCGTGCCTGGAACCAGCGATGCGGCCTGAGGTGGGCGGCGCTGGGTAGCCAGACATTCTCTTCCAGTTCCCATTCCAGCTCCTGACAGCTGAAACCATGCCCGATCGCATCCGCTGCCTGCAGGATGATATCTTCCAGATTATCGAGAGAGTCGAACCACTCCTGAACCATGGCCGCGAGGTTCTTCTCTTCCGCCGTCGCATTGCGCCGGGGTTCAATGCTCCAGTCGAGACCCAGTAACGCATTCTTGCGCTTGGCCATCTCCGAAAAGATATGTCCATCCTTTTCGACCATATCGTCAAAGAGATCTGCCTGAGCGGAAAGATAACCCTGCTCAGCTTCCTGCAGTATTCGCGGCAAACGCCTAATCGTCAGCCCCCGTGAGGGGTGAGCCGGATACGTGCTGTTAAGCTGAATCATCCGTGCGGTCTGAGGCGCTTTTGTTACCGCCTTATCAAATGGGCGGCCCCACTGATCAACTATCTTGCCCATTACCATCCTCCGTTGCCAAAGCGCGAGCGGGAACGCTGGCGCTGCTGGCCTGAATGTCTGTTGTCATCATCTCTGTCATCGTCCTGCCGGCGCGGAACGTGGCGGAACCCGTCTCGCGTCCCAAACGAGTTACACAGCGCCCAGAGCATATGCAGCCCATCGGGACCATCATCATGATCGGCCATAGGAAAATGGCGGAGCTGCTCTATCAGGGTCACCTGGCTCGGGTGAAGCCGAATCAGTTTGTTGAACACGTAAGGCTGCAGGGACTCGATACGCAGGATTTTGTCTGAGTGCGGAGTAACCGGCATCGCCGGGACCGGGACCCCCAGCTCTGCTGACTGACGAACCAGCTCAGTACGCAGGAACTCCTGAAACTGGACCGCCTCAACCGACCAGCACAGACAGCCGTATTCCCGCTGCAGCGCGATGGTGTCGCTGATAATGACGCTCGGCAGACGCTTTTTAATGCGGGCTTCGACGACGTCCAGAACGCCGGTCATCCGGTTAAAGCCGCCGACCAGAATTGCCGATGGGTCTCGGGAATTACCTTTTAGACCCAGACTGGGATCAATGCTGCCAAAGAATGACCATTCCTTCAGCCGGTTCACCCAGAAGGTGATACAGGTGGCGAACGGTGCATCATCGCCGCTGACCGGGTCATTCTGGTATTCACTGTCGAAGGTGCTGTGACCGTCACGGGCGCGGATCAACATCAGGGTATAGAGTGGCCGCGCGGACCAGGAAACTACCGCGCCGGCTTCCATTGCCTCCCTGTGCTCGTCGTAGAACGCCCGGGCCAGCAGCTCACCATCCTCGTCGTTGTTACGCAGGATTTCTTCCCACTTATCCCAGAGCGTCATGTCTGACGGCCAGGTAATGAGTGCCTTAAAGCGTTTGCGTTTCCACAGTGGGTTTTTCAGGGTACGTGACAGCACCGAGTCGTAATGCAGAATGGTCCCGATGTAGATCACATCAAACTTGGCCCCCCGCGCCACCCAGCGGCAGGACGGTCTTTTTCAGCCAGTTATCCAGCTTGTCGCGCTGGTCCGGGTTGCGGACCAGCTCATCATTTTCAATATCATCCAGTATGGCCAGGTCAGGACGATACGGGCCATGACGCAAGCCGCGCAGCTTTTTACCGCTGCCGGCAACCTGCACCTTGATATCTGTCGCCGTCAGGATGGTACCCATCTGCCAGACTCGGCCAGCGCCACAGGCTTCAGGAAAATCCATCTTCAGACGCGGGTTCCAGCAGAGCTCCGCCTTGATGGCTTCCAGCATCGGATACGCCTGATCGATACTGTCCATGATGATGACCGGGTATTTTTTCAGCTCCAGGATGATGCACCACAGAACAAAGAGCTGACTGACGATGGTCGATTTGGCCTCACCACGGGGAGCGGCGATGGCGTCCTGCTGACTGACGGTCGCACTAACGATTTCAGGCAGACGCTGAAACAGGAACTTATGCAGCTCCGACTCATCTTTATGGCGGATATAGTGCGGGAAGTAGTTCTGCACGAAGTAGCGAAAGCCGTTAACCGGATCCCTGACCGCCTCACGGCGCTGATTGACTGCCTCCTGAGACGGGTCAAAGCCGACCTGTTCCGCCTCGATGGACCGACGCAGCGATGCGGCCAGCTCGTTGAGCTGGGCCTCAAACTCCTTTTTATTCAGGCTGACATTCTTTTTACGCGTCACTGGGTTACTCCGGCACAGCCTGTGCTGTTAACTTACGTTCCAGCTCTGCATACATCTGCGCCTTTATCGCAGCCTGCAGCGCATAGACGGCCCCCATGACATACCAGCCAGACCAGATGGCAAACACAATAAATGCCGTATCCGTCAGCACGTCATAACCGCGCCAGAGCAAAGTGTGGGGCTTATATTCACGTGCAATAGTTGCCCGGCCATTTGCGCTGGCGAGGCCAGTCAGGTTGACTACACCGAAAAACCAGCCGGCAAAATAACCGATATTCAGCAACCTTTCATCGCACCACAGAACACCCAATGTCAGAGAAACTGCAACGATCACATCAAAAAGCAGGCTTAGTAAAAAACGCATCTGTCAGCCCTCAATACGGGGTAAAGGAAGGGTCTGCCCGGCCAGTTCATGCGTGCAGTCCGCCAGATACTGGATGAGACCATCGTGCACAAAGCTGTGACAGACACGGTGCTGGTCCTTAGTCGGGTCATCAAAATATGCCGGGTTATCGCTCGGCTCTTCCCAGGTCACCAGGATGCTGGGGTTAAAGGTCGGACGAACATAATCATGGTTCCAGTCCCAGCGCGGCCCGTCGCCCTGACCAATCTTCACCTGATGTGGAAAACCACAGCCCGGGCAGATGAATGACAGGCGATCGTGAGACACATTTTTCACAACGGCGGAAATGAACATTTACTCCCCCTTTAAAGCGTCGTTAACAGCCTGCTCAAAACGGGACTTGGCGCTCCAGCGGTCTTGTCGCATGGCGTACTCCAGATATTCAACACGGCCATCAAGCAAATGGACTTCGACGTACTCCTTATAATCAGGCGCAATGACGCAAGCCACCTGGCTGGCCATTACGCTGACGCGGGCATTCACCGGGATTAATTTGTCAGCCATAGTGTTTTTGCACCTCATTACCAAAGGGTTCCAGCACCTGGACAAAGGCTTCCATATGCTTCGGATAGTGTTCACTGATGAAGGTGGACAGCATCGTGATGACCTCCATCGCTGTGGCCAGCTGCGAGGTTTCCGGCAGAACGCGCTTACTCGCCACCGTCGCTTTGTTGAAAGCGTCGCTGAGGCTGGCCAGCAGTTCGACGCGGGCCTGAGGCGGAAGCTGCGAATCAACGTTGAGCTGCTCGATAGTGGTCTGATACTGAACGAGCAATCCCATCAGGATCGCCCTGCCGACGTCCTCCATACCATTACCCGCCAGCACGTTGGCGGCACGGAGCTTGTCCCAGTCGTCGCCGTTGTCCTGCGCGTCTTTCTTCCAGCGGGCGGCCGTCGCAAAACTGACGCCGCATTGCGAAGAAACGATCTGCAGTGACAGCTGGCTCTGAATATAAAGCCGCCGAACTTTTTCCCTTGTCTCGGGCGGATGCGCCATATCAGAACCCCATCTTGGCCTTGATTAAGGAAATGGTCGTCACGACCAGTCCGCCCGACAGCGCCCCGGTCAGTCCACCGGAGATAGCCCCCTGACGGATAACCCGGCTTTCCATCGCATCAATACGCCGATCGATACGCATCACCGCCCCGGAGATTTTCTCCAGCTCAGGCATGATATCGGATGACAGCGGCTGACGTTGCTCGGTCAGTAACTTTTGCAGAAGCAGTAACGGGTCATCACTGGTCAGCCGGGGCGACGCTGTGACGTTTGCTGTTGTGATACGACGCTGACGCCGCTTTTGTCTGGCCTTCATGTCCGGTCTGCCTTCTTGTCCAGTTTTTCGAGTACGCGATCAACCGATTCCTTGATATCGCGGATGCGGTCTATCAGCTGGTCATGGTCGCGGCGAGAATCCTCCCGGCGCTGATATTCATCCTTGATACGCTCAACGGCTTTTTCGAGGTCCCGAATATCCGACTGCAGCCGGCGTATCCAGATACCGCCGAAGAGCCCAAGACCGCCCAGCAATATCTGATAAATCTGGTCAGGGGTCATTGCGGCTCCTTACCGTAGAGCTGGCGAATGGTGTTTAGTTTGTTGCGGATGAGCTGGCACCATTCGCCGTAGGCGTTACTGTGCCCGAGGATGCCCCGGGGGGAGAGTCCGCCTCCGGCGCGGCCGGCATCGCCGGAATTTCCAGCATTTCCGCCGTTGGCTGCTGACAGATATTCACTGCAACCGGGTCCGGCGGGATAGCCGAGGTTTTGCCCGTACAGGCACAAAGCCCCGGGACCAATACCAGTCCAGCCAGGACCATCTTTACGTGCGAGTTCATCAGTTTTTTCCCTCAGTTTTTGCTGTGCGATCGTCAATGCCTTGCCTTTGGCCAGCAGCTCACCGGACAATTTGTCCGCCTGCTGGCGGTAGTGCTCGGCGAGATTCACCTGAGCCTGCAGTTGCGACTGGTTTTGTCTGGCCTTATCGGCATCTGTTTTTTCACGCTCAATTTTGTAATTGTCGAATGCCTTCTGAACGGTCGCTGTGGCGTTGTTCGCCGTCTGAACGTCGTCACGCATCTGGCTGGCTGTCACCTGAATCCCGATCCAGATACCGACGAAAAGAATCAGTGCGACAGCAACCAGCCAGGGGAGCAGCGGTTTAACCAGCGCCCAGAATTTACTGGCCATCGGGGGTGCCTCCGTTAGGTGTGGATGCAGGCTGGTCACGCTTCATGGCCACCAGTTTTGAACCGATGTTATGACCCGCCCAGGCGACGATGTAGGCGGTAAACATCCACTCCTGCAGCTGCAGGCTGTAGCCGTACCAGATGACGATCGCGGACGTGACCAGGAAGGTAAAAAAAGTAATAGTGTCGGAGGTGCTGAGCCGGCCCGACGGGTTAGAAATCAGTTCTTTGAGGGACATAACACCCTCCGGGCTTTCTCGAAAAGCATGGCACGGTCATCGAGACCAACCAGCGCGGGGTTAATTTTGCGGGTGACTTCTACCACGTTGGCCGCATCCGCAGGCGCATTACAGCCATGCTGGTACCAGTACCAGGCGGCAGAACGGGCAGCGTTCACCGGGTCCAGCAACAGGTCGGGATTTTTCAGCAGGTCCAGCCCAAGCGCCTGCCCGCAGGCTCGATAGTTGTTCTTGAGGGTGATCTGAATTAACCCGCGGCCGCGATAGCGCCAGCCGTCACCGGAAGACTCCGGGCCGTTTCCGCCCTGGTTGGCATAGACAAAATTGGCGGTTGCCTGCGGTTTGCCAACAAACTGCTGTGCAAGGGCCAGCTCCGACGGTTCGATCTTCCGGTTTTTATTGAGATCATAATCAGACCGAAAAATCATCACCAGACGCGCAGCATCGCGGTAGTACAGGCTTTCGACGACTCGGGTAAACCGAAGGCTCTCATGCCCCAGCTGTGCGATAAAGCCAGCCTGGCGCAGCGGGGTATTGATAAAGAATTCAGCCATCGCCGCATTCAGCGGCTCAAGCCATTGCTGCGCCCGCTGTTGCGTAATGCCGGCGGCTCGCTGGAAGTCGTTGAGATTCATGAATCTGACACCACAGAAAGTAAAGGTGGTGTCAGTATCGCGGGAGGGGGATCAGTAAATCAGATTGAGGGGCTTCAGTGGGTTCATTGTGTTACATCAATAATTGCCAGCTCTTCAACCATTTTTGGAGGTGGTGTTTTTATCTGTTTCGAGCATTCTTTAACCAATTTATTGTATTGTTCAAACAATGCATCTAAGCGTTTTTCATTTTGTGTGTTCAAGCTATCAAGTTTTTCAATCCAGTAGTTATAAGCAACGCCTGTGAGACTACGGCAAGAGGTAAATGGTGTGGCTATTGGCGCTTTACCATATAATTCATCACTTTTCTCCTGGATCTGCATCAGATGCTGGCTTAGGGCTACTGCCTCAGGAGTCAGGCCTCTCATATGCTTATATAAATCAAATACTGGTTCAGTAATTTTCATTACTTCATTTAATTCAGACATTAAAACTCGAGTCTGAGGTATTTGATTATTATATAAATTTACCATTTCTGTGTTTGGAATCATTTTGGCTCCAATACAGAAACTCATCATTAGTAAAATAAATGCGCTGTATTTCATATAAATCCTTTTAAAACAATGACCCTTGACTAGTTTTGATGGTTATTTTTCTCTGAGCCAGCAGATGCCAACCAGTGCGATCGCTAAATCCATATTTAGGACACAAAATCGTCATCGCCATTAGCGATGATGTGCCGTTCCGGCTTGCCTCATCAAAATCAGCGAGAAACCGTAGGTTACGCAGTTCACGTAATGCCTGCTCGCAACGCGGAAGATAAAGTGGAAAACCACCAAAGTTTTTGAATAGCAGTTGAGCGTTATGGTCGCCGATAGTATCGCGAAGGAGAGCGGCTCGTTGAGCACCTAGAGCGCGAAGACCTTTTCCGATCGGAAAGGTTGTACCACCGAACGCTGAAAGCAGGCGTTCGGTGGCCGGGAAGCCGATAAGGTCAGCTATCTGAATGACTACCGGGGGCAGTAGCTCTGTTACCTGTTGCAGATTCATCGGTTGTCTCCCGTTTTTTACGCCGTTTTGCGTCAATGGCCAGCGCCTGCATCAGTTTGGTCAACTGTTCGGTTGTTAACCATTCGACGCGCTTAACCTGAAACATATGATCGCACATTTTCTCGGCATAATTCCACGGCCGTTTCGCATCTGCAAGCAAAGCTTCAACTTTGCTGAGCATGGTTTTACGTGAACGGGCTACGTTAGGACGTTTTCCATGACGCGCTGACTGGCGCGGAAAACCCTGGTCGTGCATGTATTCACGCACGGCCTGCAGCTCCTCAAGGGAACATTTAGTGGATGATGTTTTGCCGTTGCACAGACGAGCCAGAACGCCCCGATAGGTTGCGTCATCCCATCCCAGGTGAGACTGGCCGGCTTTGATGGCCCCGATAAGGCCGCGTTTTGCTGGAGTGGACATATTACCTCCCGTTGGTTGCCATTACGGCAGGCACTCATAAAAGTGCCTGCAAGAATGACTCACTGAATGGGTTCGAGTTTATTAACCGACACGCCCCCGATTTTCCCAGCAACCCTGACGACCAAGCGGCCATTACGTACATGCCAGGCTTCTGAGGTGGTGACAACTTCTTCTACTTCAGGCATCCCGGGAACGATGTAGTACCGAAACCGGGAGCCCACCGGAAAACGCTGGTTAAAATTACCAGCGGTCATATTACGCAGTAGGCTCTTCATTGTTTCCTCCGGCTTGTGGGCCTAATTCAACAAGTTCGAAATAATCGAGCCCCATTCTCGTTATACGAACCTGAACACCACAGCACTGGCAAGCGTCGGAGGTAAACTCAAGGCCGCGCCCCACTTTTCTTACTGTTCCGGTTGTACCTGTCGGAAGAGATGCCATCATGTTTGATGCAGGTCTGGCGAGTTTCACCCGGGCTTTATCCCATTTATAAAGCTGCTTTGGAGGCTTGATATTCATCACTTAGCTCCTTTCTTACTGGTATACCGCTGAAGGTCAAATTTAATTGTTGCCCTGTAATCAGGAAACAATCCAAGATTCCCATGGCGGTAAACTTCTCCGCTATTTTCTGCAATATTGAAGTAACGCTGAACTGCATCCCTGTTCATCCCTAACATCTGGCAGGCATCACGAACCGTAAGGCGTCCTCTTAGTCTGGTTTCATCAATGATTTGCTTTATAAAGCTATCGCGTTTTTCCCGGGTTATATTCCCCATAAAACACCTCATTAATCATTTCTGTAAAACGATGTTAAATATAAACAGAAGCAAAAATGACAGAAGGATGGTCACAATGTCAGTCCAGAAGAGACGACGTTCCTTCGCATTTCTGAACCGTGATGCTTCCTCCATCAGTTTCAGCTTTTCTGATTTATCAGACTTTCGAGCTGAGCTCATGCCAGCGCTCCATAAACAGCTTTTTTGCCTGGCGGGGCAGAAGAGGATTAATCGTAAATTCATTCGTCGGCTGAATCCCCCGAAGAATGGCCCATTCAGTGTCATCATCAATAAATAAATCCCGCCGCTCAGTAGCCAGCATAATGAGATCGGCCTGTTTGACCTCCGGGCTGATAGTTTCAGGCGTGCCAAACTTCTGGCTGATTAAACCTTCAACCCATTTTTCAATGCCACGATAATCCGGTAGCAGGGCTTTTAGCGGCGCAGCAATATCATTGCAGTAAGCCTCACTGGCATCATGCAGGAGTGCTTCAAGCGCGAACTCAGACGGCACCAGGTAACTGGCCAGTACACAATGCTGCGCGACGCTGTAGAACTCATCCAGATGTCCCGTAAAGCGGCACAGATTTGAAAGCGCCAGGGCGATATCTTCGATATACACAATATCAGGACCAGAATTACAAAAATAAAAGTGCTGACCTGACCCGGTGGTAATAAAATGGTTTGCAGTATTCATGCTAATCTCCAGCGTTTTTTGTGACGTTCTACGGCCTGTTTCATTGCGGTCTTATCAGCAGGCTTACGGATTGACTGCCCGCTATGGGTATAAAACTGAAATCGAGTCTTTCCTGGGTATTTCGGATGTTCGATAACAACGGAATTATTATTAAGGTGATAAACGCGTCTATCACCCATCTCCTGGATCTCACAACCGGAGACGCAAAGATAATCAGCCATGGCTTTCCCCTGTCAGATTCAGCGCTATTTCAGCGTCGTAAAATTCCGATTCAACAATTTCTATTACGCCAGAGCCTTTAGAGGGAGTGGTGGAGGTTTTGAAATAAATGACATCCCCGACCCGAAAATGGGTGATACCACACAGGATCAACATCCCCCATTCAAGGCCCAGCGCTTTCCAGTAAGGCTCCCTTGAAATTCTTTCTGTGGGACGCCCCTCATCCCATGCGTCCAGCAGCTGCAGATGTTCCGCGCGGCGCTCACGGGGAATGCGGCTCTTACCTCGTGGTTCTCGGGTGTAACCATTCTGCGAACGGGAGAGCGTCCATAAACTACTATGGCCAATCAGTGGCGCAGCATCGAATGACAGACCGTGAAAGCGGAAGTCTGTAGCATCACCGCAAAATACCGGTTTGCCGCCAAATTTTTTAGCAAATTCGAGTGCTTTCTCTTTCAGCTCTGCACGTTGAAGAATTTCATTGTCCCACGCATCAAGAGCAGCTTTTTGAGTCGTTTTATAAAATCCCATTTAAGCCACCTTAAACATCGTCAATAACAACTCCCAGGCTTTTAACCCGTAAAAAATGCAATAACCCCAGAAGACAATGCAAAAACTAACGATTATCAACCAGGTTATTGCACGCAGGTGAGTACACGCCATCACACGTTCAAAAACACTGTCTAAAGATATTTTCATGATTGATATCCTGTATTCAGGCGTAAGCATCCCCTGACGCATTACGCCATTTAAAAAGCACTTATTATTTAATTAACTTTGACGAGTAAGTGAGTTCACGTTTGCAAGCCATGGCTCTACGTTAATTTCCACAATTGTCGCTGACTTCAAATCCATAGCAGCAGCGACAGTTCTTACCGCCCGGCGCTCTTTTTCATCTGGACGCTGATGCCAGAAGGCAGTACCTGATTTATATTTACGGTTAAATTCTTTCGCGTTCATATCACACCGCCGCCATATCCAGAGCAACAGGACGGTACTGGTCAGTGTCACCAATACGCTCATAAATACGGATATAGGCACTTGTTGCCACAATCTGGACTGATTCCCCGATTGCAGTCATGGCACTGTGCCAGCGCGGGTCATCAATCTCATAACGCCGAAGGGCCAGAACCGCCCCCGTAGAGACCTCACCTGATTTGTCAGTTGAGAAAGCCCGGTTAATCAGGACTTTCAACTCTGGCTTCGCACCTTCGGTCCAGTCGGACAGGCACTGATCGATAAGTTCTTTGGCAGCCTGCAGGCGCTCATCAAAGGCAAGACGGTCAGCCATAGCTCGCTGAATTTTATAGCGACCATCAAACGTGAAAAGTGTGACGTTACCTTTCTTCCCCCCCAGTTTCACATCGTATTCATTTGCTGACAGGTCAACGAATGCTGCTATATCCGCAAAGGAATTATTTTTAAACTCCTTCATCAGTTTATTGAGCTCAATCGCCTTAGTAACGATCTCGCCGACCAGAGCATCACGAGCAAGGTCGATGGGTTTCAGTAGTTTTACCGGGATTAACGCACCTTTAGCATCAACCCAGTAATCAGCCGGAACAGGCGTTGTAGTAAATTGTGTTTCTTTCTTATCCATGATGGACCTCATTTAAATGTTGAAAAAATTTAGCGATTTCAGCACTGGCAGTCGCCAGTATTAACGGTGCAATAATGTTTGAAACATCTTTAACTAAACAGGAATCCTTTTTCTCTGCTGATATAATCGCGGATATATTCAGGTTCTCGTTGCTTTCAGTGATCGTAATAACTATCTCAGCCACACTACCTCCAGATAACATGCATCCCGCGCCAGATAAGCATTTTGACCTGTGAGCTTTTACCGTCCTTACGTTCAGTAATCTCGACTTCCTTGCCGCGCCACGACTCAAACGGGCGGTCAACTTCGACGATAGGGCGACGGAACCGGGTGTTAATGTCCAGTACCTGCAGGCCGCCACGCATGAGGCGGTTAATCGGGGCCATCATTTTTGGATCGTTAATTGGTAAACGGCACATAGCAACTCCTGACCATGGGTTAGTGAATATTGTTTTTATCTGCCGGGGATGGCGATATATTTTCAACCTTTGCGAATATCCTTGCGACCAGACCGTGAATAAATCCCCCCAGCGACATATGAATTCTTTTAGCGGTATTCCTTACCAGTTCAGAATCATCATCATTCCTGACCATTCGGGTCCGAACCTGAACCCCTTTACCTCTACGTGAAACCGAAATTTCAATAATGGCCATGCAGCCCCCTAATTAATGAGCATTTCAGCAAACTTACGCACCGCACCAGCACTGACAGCATTACCACTGATTTCACTATGACGACTGACACCGCGGACCAGCTTGAATAACCGGCGGGCATTGCCATGGCTGGCTTTAAACAGTGCCTCGCTGACTTCCTGGCTACCAGCACCAGGCAGCATACTGACCGCAATATCAGTGATATCGCTCTGCGGCAGGGAATCACCGATACAGAGAGCGAAGCCTACGCGGCTATACAATTGTTGATACTCACCACGCTTACCTTTGAGGTTGATGATGAGCCGGGGCATTCCAGCCAGTACCAGGCCAATACCCGACTTGTCATGGATCCGACGCAAGGTTTCCAGCGCACGGTATGGCAGGTTTTCAGCCTCATCCACCATCAGAAGACGACCTGAATCACGCAGAGCCGCGATACAGGCTTCGCTGAGTTCATGCATATTCCCGCGCTTACTAATCCCCAGCAGGCCGCAGAGCTCTTCCAGAACCACACGCGCCGTATACCCCGGGTCAGCCTCAATGAGTAAGGCATCACGATGTTGGGCGGCGTACTCACGCAAAATCATCGTCTTACCAAGCCCCGCAGCGCCATAAATAACATTGAGATCGCCATCAAGATGCGCATATCTGATGACGTCCATTCCCTTGCGAGAGGTGACCGTAGGGACAAAACGAGCTGTAATTTTCTGCGATTTTTCCTTTTCCACTTCGCGGTTAATAAAGCTACGTGCCAGTGCATCAATTGCAGGAACATCACCTGCATATTTACCCTGCAGGTACTGATTAATAACCGCTGTGCTTTTGCCAATGGCCCTGGCTACCTGTGTCTGGCTGTAGCCTTTGCGGGTCATCAGGTCATTCAGTTCAACATGTATGCTCATAAACTCTCCTTACCGGCTATTGCCGATTTTTTTCATATATTCGTCGCGGTCAGTTTCAAGGAAGAAATACGGCTCTTCTTCTTTCTCAACGGTATATTCAGCAGGGATAAAGCTCCCCAGGTCATCAAATCGCTGCCCCGGCAGAACGGAGCGGCCTTCGGCTTCAATCTCCAGGACTTTCTCTTCAACGCGTTTCATTCGGCGCTGACGGCGTTTCTCAACGGCTACATCCATTGCACTGACCGGAATCGCTGCACGTTTATTGCCATTCCAGATGGCGGTACAGACATAAGAGCCATCCATCCGGCGAACAATGACGGATTGCGGGTCATGGATATCAAAGGCCACGCGCACGTCTTCGCTGTCGACCTGGATCAATTCTTCTGAGAAATAATCGTTATTGAACAGACGTAACCAGCCACGCTGCGCGGTACGTACCATTTCAGGCATGAATGCTTCACGCAACTCAACGTCGGTCAGATATTCCGTCTCATCACCTTCCGCCTCAAGAACGGCGCGGCGATACGCTGCCGGCGTCATATGCTTACCATTACGCTTAGGCAGTTCCCTGTGCTCATGCGTGTTGTTGTAGACGTCCACTTCCTCAGCGATGGCGTCAAGCAGCTGCTGCCAGGAGGGAAGTTTCCCCAAAGCTGTACGCTGTACCGATGTTAGTTCACGGCCATTCTCCTGCGCCTTTACAGCTGACTGAATAGCTCGTGCTGTAATACGTGCGTGCTCCCGATCAGCGCTGTCACCACTAAAGGTGTCAAACTGCATGGCAACACGGCGCGGTATACCCTTGTTCAGTCGCTCGATGATCCCGCGAGACTGAGGACGTCCTGGAATACTGGTCGGGTGCTCAATACCCAGGCGACTGAAAATACCCGTCACATCAGCATCAAGGGTTTTGTTGGTTTCACCACCACCGTTATCCGAGTAAACAAACAGTGGCTTTCCGAAGTGGCGCATGGCGTACCGGTAGGCATCAGCCACTGCGATAACGCTTTCAGATAAAGCCAGGCTCCAGCCGACGACAAAACGTGTCCGGCCATCAATAATCAGCGTCAGTTCAGGCGTGAACGGGCGACCATGATCGGGATGTGCGACCTTCATTTTCCAGTGACTTACCATCCGCAATCCAGCAGCCATTAACTGGCATCAGAGACCAGTCACGCTTCTGGAAGCACTCATAAGCCAGCGCAGCAGAACCACTGACACGGCCCCGTGCTTTCTCACGGCGGGGCAGTTTTTCCATAGCCCGGCGAACTGCATCATAGGAAGGGCACGCCTCAATCATTGCTGGCTGGCCAGCATAGAGAGCAGTCCATTCAGCTTTGAAATCACGATATGCCTCGGTAAGACTCGGCCCTTTACGGTTACGCCAGTGAGCAAGGAAATCAGGTAACCATTTAATCTGCTCAGGTTTCTTCGCTTTAAGATGACCGGGTGCCAGCATGGCCATACGTTCGATACCGGGTTTTGTTGACTCAAAGACGCTCACCCACTCCTGCAGACTACGGGTACCGACTCCGGCGCGGTTGTTGCCTTTACGCGCATTAGCAAGCTCTGCCGCTTTCATCAGGTGCTCGGGGAGCGAGCCTTTTCGTGACCCCATGGAGACGAAATTAACTGCCGCTGTGCGTGACATTCCAGCATCCCTAAGCTTTTCTACTTCCATGGCCAACACCGCGCGGGCATCTGCGATTTGCTTTTGCTTTACTGTCAGTGAATTCACCTCACGCTCAAGCAACGCAGGGCATTGACGAATAAGCGTAAGTTCCCTGCGTGGTTTCAGGCCCTTGACTTCACTTGAACGATCGACTGTTACCGTCGTTTTAGTCGCTAATACCGATTGATATATTTTTTCCCTAAGAGCGCGCTGGGCCTCGTCAGGTAAGCTGTCAATTGAATACTCGTTACCACCTCCACGACCCGCTCTTGCACGCGAATCCCAACCATGGTTTTTGGCCCTAGCAACGATCCCAGGTCTGGTTTCAGGTAATCCAGGAAGCCGAAAATCAGCTAATTCCTGAGCGGTATAATGCGTTTTCAGGTTAATCTGGTTCATATGCTTAATTCCATTCACCTGAAAATGCTTTATGATAACGAGTGGGCCATATCTCATCGGGAGAGATCCCGATAGCATCAGCGATGATTTTTTGGCCTTTTGGCCATGGGCGATCTAGAGCGTTCTTCAAGGCCCCAGCGCTTTTGTAACCATGATGCAGGGACAGACGACGCAACGACCATCCTTGCTTATGAAGAGCTGCAACGATATCGGCCCTATGCCAGTCAGATTCTTTCTGGCTTTTTTTTGCGCTCTCTAATGTACTCAT